AGCCATTCGTAATACTGCCGCACGACCGGTTCGGTGATGTAGTCGTCGAACGCGTAGCCAATCGAGCGCAGCAACTGGTTGGCGTTGTTGTTCTGCAACTGCGCCGCGCCGAACGTGTCAGGCGTGGTCGCCCCGGACTGGCCCTGCGCGATCAGCGGGATCGAGGTGGTTTCCTCGGCGAACCGCTCGCCGAGGGTGATGATCGCCATCAGTTCATTGGTCACGTTCGGGATCTGCACCGCCATGAACGCCTGGCGGACATCGACGGGCCCGTCGTTGGTCTTTTCCCAGATCTTGTCCGGCGTGATGGTCCAGTTGCCGTCCGCCGGCTTGATCGCCGCCATGTCGACGATGAACTGGGAGCCCGCCGACTTGCCGGCATTGTTCAGCAATGCCCGCAGCGCCGCGTTGGTGACCCGCTGCGGCGTGCGCATCTGCTCGGCGACGCCAACCCCGGCCCAGTGCGACGCGCGCCGCTGCCAGGGCATCGAGTGGTAGGGGAACGAGCCGCTATCCAGCGGATTGATCGTCGCGCGGACCACGCTGTCGTTGATCAGCGTGACGATGACCTGCAAATCGTCCGGATGGTCCTCGTCATAGACCGGGGGCTTGCCTGCCGCCTGGTCGATCGCGGCCATCTCGTCCTTGGTCAGGGCGCCGTAGAAATACCAGACCTCGTACCGGCCCTTCTTCGCCGATGAGGCGCCGCGGCCGTCACCTTCGGCGTTGACCTTGTTGGGGCCTTCCTCGAGTACCTTGTCGATCTGACTGGTGATGTAGCCCGGCAGCTTCTTCAGCCCGCGCACCTGGCGCGCGCTCATGTGGTCGCGCTCGAACACGAAGTCGCCGTCGTGGATGTTCTCGCCGCACGCTGGATCAGGGAAGATGTTCCACGGATCGACCCATACCGCGGCGGGCACGATCTTCTCCTTGATGGTCAGGTCGACGCCGCCGCCTTCGGCCTCGGTGATCGCCATCACCCGCTTGGTCTTCGGCGTGGGCGCCTTGAGCACGCCGACACCGATCCGCGCGGCGTCAGCGAGCACCTTGCGGATCTCGGCCCGGTACTGGGTCTCGGTCATCCAGTCATAGATGCGCGTTTCCGCCGCCTTGGCCTTCTTGCGCGCCATCTCGATCGCCTCGATGGCGAAGTCCTTGACCGTCAGCGGCACGCGCGCTGCTGGCTGGCCTGCGGCGGGCGCTGGCGCGGGGCTAGCAGCCGGCGGCGCGGGCGCGGCGGGTTGCGACGGCGCGGCTGCCATGGAGGCCGCCATGGGGCCTGGCATGGGCGCTGCCGTGGGAGTTGGTGGTGGTGGCGCGGCGGCTGGTGGCGCTTCGCCAGCGGCGACCGGGCGGGTCAGTGCGGCGCCGAGGTCCGAATGCACGACCTGGCTCTCGTCCTCCTTCGCCGCGATCAGTTCCGGCACCGGCATCTCGTTGAAGCTGAAAGCCTTGTCGTCGGCCGGCAACAGGATCTCGCCCAGCTTCGCGACGCCGGCGTCGACATAGCGCGAGGTCAGCCGGAGGAAGACGGTGGAGCGGTGATCAGACCCCTTTGCCCTGCGCCCGGTCGTCACCGGGCCGTCCATCGACACGGGCTTGGCCCATTTTGCGTCGGTGAACTCGTGGCGGTTCGCGTCGTCGATGCCGAGATAGGCTTCCTCGCACTCCCGCCACGTCGACTCGATGCCGGAGGACGCGCGCGCGCCCTTCGCCTCCTCGCGCTTGCCGGCGATCTGCACGCCGATGGCGTCGAGCACCGACGGCGCCGCATCCACATGGGGTGCGAGCGCCTGGCGGACGTCGTCCGGCAGGTCGTGAAGGAGGCTATCGCTCATGTGTTCCGCATCGTATCTCCATGTAGGCGCGGATCATTTCAGCGGCGACTTGCGGATTGATCGCGTTGCCGTAGGCGCGCAGCTTGGCCACGTCGCCGGGATGCCTTGCAGCCAGCGGGAAAAGTCCGGATTGAGTAGGCCGCCGCTTGCCGTCCCGGCATTCAATCCATTCAAGCTCGCGCCAGGGATGAAGTGCGCCACCTGATGGTTCAGGTTCTCCCCCTTCTTGCCCCCTCCCCTCTCCGCGTAGGTGTGGTGCGCCGGAGTTCGATAGTCGCGATGGTTCGGCGTCGCCCAGCCCGAGGCCAGCAGCAACTTCGTCGCCGAGTGCAGATTGTCCGGCAATTTGCCCGACGCCAACCGCTTCGCCGAAAACCCGGTGCTCTCCGCGTCCTCGGCTTTCGGCGTCGGCCACCCTCGGTCGCGTGCTCCCTCGCCCGCCAGCGCCGCCGCCGTCGTGAGGTTGATGCCGCCCGATCCCCTCGTCCGCTTGTTTGCGAGGGATTCCACGTTCGTCGTCGCATCCACTGCCGCTGGCGTCGGCCAGCCGGCCGCCATCTGCGCCACCGCGTTCAGGCTCACCGTCGCTTTGCTGCCGTCGGGACGCCGCCCCGTCGCTGACGCATCTTTCGCCATCTGCGACCCGTCCGCGTTGCCCACCGTCGGTGTCGGCCATCCACCACAATCGCTGCCGGATGTTGGGCGCACCGACGCCCGCAGACGGAAAATCGACCGTCCCGATGGCGTAACCGCACGCTTCCAGGTCAGACGATACAAGGTCGAGCCACATGAGACCGTCCGCGCTCGCAACCTGTTCGCCAAAGACGACATCAGGGCGAAGCTTGGCGATGAGCCAGAACCAGGCTGGCCAAAGGTGCCGCTGGTCAGCAAACCCAAGGCCTTTGCCTGCGCTGCTGAAAGGCTGGCAAGGGCAGGACCCGGTGTGGACGGGGCGATCGTCCGGCCATCCGGCGAGGCGGAGCGCGTAAGCCCACAGTCCGATACCGGCGAAGAAATGGCATTGCGTGAAGCCCGCGAGGTCGGCAGCGCAGACATCCCGGATGTCGCGCTGATCGACATGTCCATCTGGAATAAGGCGGGCTGCAATGAGGTTGCGGAGCCACGATGACGCATACTTGTCATTCTCGTTGTAATAGGCGCTCACCCCAACAGCCCCATCGAAGCGTCCACGTTCTCGAACGGCCGCACCGTCGGCTTCGGCCGCTCGCCCTCGTTCCTGATGCGCTCGACGATCTCGGCCAGGCCGCCGAACGCGTCGGCGCCGTGTGAGTTCGCATCGTGTGTCGGGCCGGCGGGCTCGCCCGTCGTGGTCGGGATATTGCGCTTATACCGCCGCAGCCGATCGAGCAGATTGCCCGCCCCAAGGCATCGGTCCGGCCGCTCCGGCGGCGTCTCGTGCTTGGCGTTGTCGATGTAGATCCGCGGGAACATCATCCGCGCCGCGCGGATACGCGCCTCGGGATCGGACTTCGGGATGATCTGCACCCGGCAGCCCAGCCCTTCGAGCACCTTCTTGGCGTTGGTGCCGCTCGTCGGATGATGCTGGATGGCGTCATGCGGCAGCCAGTCGGTGCCCCATTTGTAGTTGAGCCGATCCATGGCCGTCAGCATCTGGGCATAGGTGAGCCGGCTGTCCTCGATGTAGTTGATCACGTTCAGCGCCGAGGGGTGCGGCTTCTGCACCATGACGACCGCCATCGCATCGTTCCAGCCGAGATCCCATCCCCGGTGGACAGGCAGACGCGGGTCGTAGGGGATCGGCCGCGAGCGGCCTTCGGTGATCATCTCGACCACCTCGGTCGCATAGATCGCGCCGGCGACGACGGAGCGGGGTTTGCCCTCCCAGATGTTGGCGTATTCGTCCTTGCTGTGGACGAGGTCGTATTGCCGCAGGCGGTCCTGCTCGTCGCTCCACCAGCCGCAGGCGACGGCATCGCGCCAGTTCATCTCGCGCACCACGGCGCCGGCCGGCGGATTGACGATGAACCGCTCCCAGACTTCGTCGGTATCGAGGTTGGGGTTCCAACTGACCCAGCACTCCGACCCCTTGGTGCGGAACAGCGTCGGCAGCAGGATCTGCCATGAGCGTTTCCTTACTGATTGGGCTTCTTCAATCCAGGCTATATTGAAACCTTCATAGCTCTTGATCGATTCGGCGGTTTGGTCCGACAGGCCGGTGAAGCGGAACAGCGTGTCCTGCGCCGTGCCGCGGATCGCGTTCTCGGTGATGGCGTAGTATTCGCCGAGTTCCAGCGCCTCGATCTGGTCCCTGAGAAGCTGGTGGACGGACTGCGCCAGCGACTTCTGCGTCTCGCGGGCGCACAGGATGCGCAACGGCTGGTGCACGCCGAGGGTCAGCAGCGCGCGAGCAAACGACCAGCTCTTGAGCGATGACCGCCCGCCCCAGGCGACCTTGTAGGGGTGTTGCTCTAAAAGAAACCCCATTTTACGCGGCAGTTGCAGGCGAACCAGCTTCTCGGGCGGCTTGGCGGCGGGCGACTGAGCACGCGAAGGAGGGTGGCGTTTGAGACTGGCGCTCATGCCGCCTCGGGTGGCTCCGGCGCGTCATCCGGCGGCTCGTCCGGCGGCGGCTCGATGATCGGCTGCCCGTCCTCATCGAGCCCGAGCGCATCGAGCACCGCCCGCGCCACATCTTCTTCGATCAAGCCGCCGTCGATGCGCGCGCGTTCGAGGATGGCGGTGATGCGCTCAAGTGTTGTCACTGGCGCGCCTCCGTGAGGGTTTGCCGGTTGCGGTGATATCGTCGGGGTTGACGTCGGCGACATCAGCCAGCGCAGCCGCATTCTGCGCGTCCAGCGCGGCGCGTGCCGCCGCCGCCTTGTCGGCTGCCTCTTTCGCCGCGGTCTCGGCGGCCACCACCTCGTCCTCGGTAATCAGCGGTGTATTGATGACGACCCTGGCGTTCTTCGCCTCGCCCGCCGCGTCAAGCCCGAGCTGGTCCAGCAGATCGGCAGCCACGGCTTCGTCCGCCCATTGCCGCGCCTCGCGATGGCTCGACAGCACGGCGACGGCGCATTCGAGATTATTCATTGTCACCTCCTTACCCGACCAGTTGCACGTTCTTCCTCAGATCCGACAGCCGCGAGCCGGATGCGGGCGCCGATTGCTCGACCTGTGGGACAGCAGGGGCTTCCCCAACGAACTCGACGATGACGCGCATCGGCGTATCGGCCGGCTTGCCGTCGTCGACGACGATATGCTCGTGCCAACCCATGCGCGCCTGCTGCCACCACTTGATGGCGTTGAAGTTGCCGGCCTTGATCTGCTTCACGTGCTCGACGATGACGATGGCGTTGATCGCGGTCGCGCCGGTCGCGAGTTCGGTTTTGTAGTGTTTTTGCAGCGTCCGCAGGCCGATGCCGCGGGTCCTCGCGATATCGGCCTGGGTGATGCCGCCGGCGACCATGAGGGATACGGTGTCACGATCCTTCTGTGTCGGCTGATGTTGCGGCTGGCCTCGGCCGCGGTTGACGACGGCGGGCGACTGAGCACGCGAAGGAGGGGGC